TGTGGCTAATGCCTACAAGTCCATCTTCCAGTCGGTCGGCACCCCCGGCACGACCCCGGCGACCTCGCTGGTTCTGTTGCAGGCGCAGCAGAAGCTGAACGAGTCCGCTGCCGTCATGTCCCCGCGCTACGCCACGGTGAACCCGGCGGCCAACGCAGGGTTGGTTGAAGGCATGAAGGGCCTGTTCAACCCGGTCAGCACCATCTCCCGCCAGTTCAAGAACGGCCTGATGGGTGAAGGTATTCTGGGCCTTGAAGAACTGAACATGTCTCAGTCCATCAAGCAGCACACGACCGGTTCGCGCACCGGCGCGCACACCGTGACCACCACGGTGTCCACGCAGGGCCAGGCGACCATCAACATCACCGGCACCGGCTCGCAGACCATCGCCGCCGGCGACGTGTTCACCATTGCTAGCGTGTTTGCGGTCAACCCGCAGACCCGTGAATCAACCGGCTCGCTTCAGCAGTTCGTCGTGACCGAAGCCAACACGGCTGCTGGTGGCGCGTACACCTCGGTGAAGATCAGCCCGGCAATCTATACCTCGTCGAATGCTCTGGCCACTGTGGACAGCTTCCCGCAGGCCAGCGCGGTAGTGACGTTCCTTGGTTCTGCGTCCACGCAGTACCCACAAAACCTGATCTACCACAAGGACGCCATTTCCTTTGCGACGGCTGACCTTCTGCTGCCGCAGGGCGTGGACATGGCATCCCGCCAAGTTCACAATGGCATTTCGCTTCGTGTTGTGCGCCAGTACGACATCAATAACGACCGCCTGCCGTGTCGTATTGACGTTTTGTATGGTTTCAGCACCATCCGTCCGCCGATGGCGGTTCGGATGTGGGGCTAATTGGTAGAAGATAGGAGAACACGAACATGGCACTTCCTTCTGTTGGTGGCGGCTATCAGTTCAACGACGGCAATCTGAACGAAGTCAAGATTTCCGTTGCTGCTGCGCCCGCTACTGCGACCGACAGCGCCACGCTGACCGTCGCGCAACTTACCAACGGCATCATCATCGGCACGCCGACGACGACCGCCGCGTACACCCTGCCGTTGGCATCCGACGTGGACGCCGCGCTCAACGCCTCAAAAGAGGGCACCACGTTTGACTTCCGCATCATCAACACGACGACCGCGGGCGTCATCACGGTGACCACCAATACAGGCTGGAGCATCGGCACCAGCGGTTCGCAGGGTCTGATGACCATTGCGGCCACCGCTGGCACCGTTCGGTCTTTCCGCGCGCGGAAGTCCAGCGATGGTGCGTGGGCGCTGTACGCGATCTCGTAAGCAACACGGCCCCTGCTTCGGCAGGGGCCAACCGTTAAAGGAGGTTTTCAATGCCGAATACCAAGCCTGTCGGTGTTGCTTTTTCGGACCCGGAACTGGTTTCGGGCACGACCATCACCGGCGCCGCTATTAGCGGCGGTACTATTTCTGGCGCGGCTATTTCTTCCCCTACTTTGACGGGGGCGTCGCTTAGTTTTGACGTTGCCAAGCCTGCGGCGGCCGGGTCTACCCGCGCTGACGCCACGGCTATGACGGCTTCGTTTAACTGGGTGACGGCGGCTGACGCTACCAAAGGGGTTATTCTTCCGGCGCCTACCGCTGGGCGCGTTATCGCGGTAAAGAATGACGACACAGCTAATGCTGTTCTGAAGGTCTACGCGCCCGGTAGCGCCAAGATCAACGGCGTGGCGGGCACTACGGCGTTTAGCATGGCGGCCAAAACCGCTTGCTTTTACGTCGCGTATGACACGACGGATTGGTTCTCTATTCCGCTTGTGGCATCTTAACTTGATGGGCGGTATTAAAACCGCCCATCTTTCCTAAGAGGTTTTTATGACGGTCATTTATCTTCGGCACCCAACGCACGGCACTAAAGTGGCCACGATGGAAGCCGAAGCAAATTATGATGAAGAATGCGGCTGGATGCGCTATAATCCCGCCGCGCCGGCCCCTGCGCCCGGCCAGGAGCTTGCTAATGGCATGACCCGCCGCCGGCGGCCGCGTGCGGTGAAGGAGAACGAGGACGATGGCGACGGCGGGTGATCAAATAAACGGGGCGCTGCGGTTGCTCGGGGTGCTGGCCGAAGGCGAAACCCCGTCAGCGGAAACGTCTCAAGACGCGCTTAACGCGCTCAATCAGATGATTGACAGTTGGAACACCGAACGGCTGACCGTGTTTTCTACTGTGGACCAAGTAGAAACTTGGCCGCCCGGCGCGCTATTCCGCACCTTTGGCCCGACCGGCGACATCGTAGGCAACCGGCCTGTTTTGGTAGACGACGCCACCTACTTTCGTGACCCCGCCAGCGGCATCTCATACGGCCTCAAGCTGATCAATCAGCAACAGTACAACGGCATCGCCGTCAAGACAGTTACCAGCACGTACCCGCAGGTGCTGTGGGTCAACATGACCTACCCCAACATTGAGATGTATGTGTACCCGGTGCCGACCAAGGTGCTGGAGTTCCACATCGTATCCGTGCAGCCGCTGTCTCAGCCGGCCAATCTAGCGACTGAATTGACGTTTCCGCCAGGCTACCTGCGGTGTTTCCGTTATAACTTGGCGTGTGAAATGGCGCCCGAGTTTGGTGTTGAGCCGTCGGCGCAAGTGCAGCGCATTGCTATGGCGTCCAAACGCAATCTCAAGCGGATCAACAACCCCGACGACGTTATGGCGCTGCCGTACAGCATTGTTGGCACCCGCCAACGCTATAACATCTTCGCCGGCAACTATTGAGGTGACATCATGACCACTGTAGCCATTTCCCAGCTTCCCGAAGCCACCACTACGTCTGGCAGCGACGTTTACCCGTTGGTGCAGAGCAGCATCACCAAAAAAATTACGTTTACCAATCTGTTTGCTAACGCCACCGGCATTCCGATTATCGCAGGCACCACCGGCACACTTTCGGTCGCGCGCGGCGGTACAGGCGTAACAACGTCTACTGGCTCAGGCAACGTTGTTCTGTCTACTAGCCCCACGTTGACCACCCCCGTTCTTGGCGCTGCAACCGCTACATCTATCAATAACGTGGCGTTTACCGCGCCCGGCTCCCCATCTACGTTTACGCTTGCGGCGGCCAAAACATTTACGGTCAGCCATTCTTTGACTTTGGCGGGTTCCGACGGGACAACTATGACGTTCCCGGCAACTAACGCTACAATCGCGCGAACCGACGCCGCACAGACGTTTACCGGCACGCAGACGTTTAGCGGCCCTATAGTAGGCGGCGCGCAGGCGTTGTCTGGTGCTGGCGCCGTCAACATTACCCAGCTGACCACCAAGTTTACGTCTACCGCTACCGGCAACGCGCTTACGCTTGCGGATGGTGTGGAAGGGCAGATTAAGGTTATCGTGTACGTAGCCGAAGCGGCCGGCGGCGATACGGGTATTCTGACCCCCACAAACCTCGGCGCCGGCACCACAATCACGTTTAACGCTGTGGGCGACGCTTGTATTCTTCAGTATCTTGGTACTGATTGGTGGGCGGTTTCGCTCCGCGGCGCCGTACTGGCGTAGCCCGTGAAGACGCCGATCCTTGGTTCAACCTATGTGGCCCGCAGCGTCAACGCTGCGGACAGCCGCATGGTCAACCTGTTTCCCGAAATTGTACCCGAGGGCGGCAAGGAGCCGGCGTTTCTTCAACGAGCGCCAGGCTTGCGTTTGTTAGCGACACTGGGCACCGGCCCGGTGCGCGGGCTTTGGACTTTTTCAAATACCTCGGCGTATGCGTTTGCCGTTTCAGGTAACACGCTCTACAAAATAACGACTAGTTGGACCGCTACCGCGGTAGGCACTGTCGCGGGCACTGGCCCAGTGTCCATGTCCGACAACGGCACGCAGTTATTTATCGCGGCCAACGGGCCTAGCTACATCTACAACACCAGCACTAACGTGTTCGCCCAGATCACGGACCCCGATTTCCCCGGCGCGGTTACGGTTGGGTATCTGGACGGGTACTTTGTGTTTAACCCGCCGGATAGCCAACAGGTTTGGGTCACAAGCCTGCTAGATGGTCTTTCGGTTGACCCGCTCGACTTTGCCAGCGCCGAAGGCTCGCCTGACGGGCTTGTGGCGCTGATTGTGGACCACCGCGAAGCGTGGCTGTTTGGCTCCAACTCGGTAGAGGTCTGGTATGACGCCGGCACCGCCGACTTCCCGCTTCAGCGCATCCAAGGCGCGTTCAACGAAATTGGCTGCGCGGCCGCGTATTCCGTCGCTAGGTTGGACAACGGCTTGTTCTGGCTTGGTTCTGACGCCCGCGGGCGCGGCATTGTCTACCGCGCTAACGGTTACAATGGTCAGCGTATCTCGACCCACGCCGTTGAGTGGCACATCCAGCAGTACGGCAATCTGTCGGACGCCATTGGGTACACATACCAGCAGGACGGCCACGCATTCTACGTGCTTATTTTTCCTTCAGCCAACACGACGTGGGTGTACGACGTAGCTACGCAGGCGTGGCACGAACGCGCCGGTTGGGATAACGGCGAGTTCACGCGCCACCGCAGCAATTGCCAAATGTCCTTTAACAACGAAATTGTAGTTGGCGACTACGAGAACGGCAGCATCTACGCTTTTGACCTAGATGTTTACGCTGACAACGGCGCTGAACAGCGCTGGCTTCGGTCGTGGCGGGCTTTACCGACTGGTCAAAACACGCTTCTCCGCACCACGCAGCATTCCTTGCAGCTTGATTGCGAAACAGGTGTAGGGCTAAACTTGTACCCCGCGTACGACGCGCAGGATTTAATTGCGGAGAACGGCGAACTGCTTATTGCTGAATATGTCCAAAATGACATAACCACAGAGTCCGGCGACGAATTGACCACCGAAGCTGGCGACGGGTTTGAGCTAATCGCAGACGTGCCGGATTACCCTATTCCGTTTGTGCCACCAATGCTTTTAGCTACAACCAGCTACCCCGCGGCACCGGGCTACAACCCGCAGGTAATGCTCCGCTGGTCAGACGATGGCGGTCACACGTGGTCAAACGAGCATTGGACTTCAATCGGCAAGATCGGCAATTTCGGCAAGCGCGCCTTTTGGCGCCGGCTTGGCATGACGCTTAAAATCCGCGACCGCGTGTATGAAGTGTCCGGCACCGACCCGGTGAAGATTGCTATTATGGGCGCAGAACTGAGGGCCAGCCCGACCAATGCCTAGCCCACCCAACATCACTAACATTCCCGCGCCGCGCGTCCCCATCATTGACGAGCGCACGGGGTTAATGTCGCGGGAGTGGTACCGGTTTTTCTTTAACCTGTTCAACTTAACGGGCGGCGGTTCCAACACCACCACGCTGCAAGATTTACAGGTTGGGCCGCCAAGCAACACTGACGATCTGTTTGTATCTGACCAGCAGGTCGCGGGGCTGCTGGGCG